GTTGCTCAAGAATATAAGCGGATATTCCGGCTAGGCAGCCTGATTCTTGATTGCCAAAGCAAAACGGACATGTCATACCGCGCCTTATAAAGCTATCTTTTTTGCAGGTCATTGCTCGCCTCTCGCTTTTTTCAAAATCTCACTAGCAGCACGCTGATCCTCTACCGGCAAGTGATGCAGCTTTGCCCCCAAAAATTCATACATAGCTTTTGCCGCACACATGACCGATGCGTCGAATGTATTGTAATATCCGTCAACAATCCGCATGTCAGCAATGACTTTGCCAGTTTTATCGCCCATTGATCCGGTTCGAATGCAGCAATAACCGATGCCTGTTGCTTTTACCCACTCGCCTTCTGTAAACATAACTCCCTCCATAAATTAACCAACACCGCCCCGGAGGGCGATGGATTATTGTGAAAATGAATTTCCTGCGATATACACATTTTTTGCCCAAGGCGCGACAAGAACTTTTTTGCCGTCCAAAAACACAGAATTTCTAACTGCTGACATGCTAGTCAGCAAAACAACATCTCTCTCTTGTCGTGGAGATGAAAAAGTCTCGTTATATGTGACGAAATCCGCATTTTTGGGAGCTAAATATTCAAATGCAAAATTCTCGCTAGAGCTGCGTAAGTGTTCATATTCCTCTCGCGTAAATCCACCAAGTTTTTTGATTGCCCATTTAAAAATCTGCATGTAATTTCTCCTAATCAATTGTTAACCAACACCCCAACCATACCGCCTACGGGGTTTGGCGGGAAATACTGTTTTGGAATAAGCGCCTGTGCTCTAATAACCGCTTGCATTCATCACGAACTAAGTCACGAATGTCTGGCGGCAACTGCTCCCCGGCTTGTTTCCGCTTATCCTTTGGCAAGTCAAGCAAGGCGCTTGCCCTGAAATACACATGGATTCGGATGGCGGATTGCTCAAACTCGCTTAGAGCGTCATAGGGCAGACTCCCGTCTAGGCAGGCCGCTATTCTGTCCTGAATTGTTCCCATGCCTTCACGGCCTCCATAGCGGCTTTCCAGCCCAATGCAACGCAAGCAAACCCGCCCGCGTCATGTACGGCTTTGAGGTAGTCAAGCTGGCCGGGCTGCCAACTGCTTTTTGTGTGGTCCATTCGCTTCATCTCGCAGGCAAACCCTAGAGGTATCACTATATCCGAAGCCCCAGGCTGCAATCCCATTGCCTTGTCTCTGGCTAGCTGGGCAAACTGCTTGCCGCTCCGCTTCTCTTCATTCTTTGGGTGTAGCGCGAGCCTGCCCCATGTATCGGGGTACTCTTTGCGCAATTCTGAAAAAAACGTGATCTGTTCCGCGCCTTCTTTTGGGCAATCCCCCCTGAAGCTTGTGTCTCCGTACACACGGAGCCAGTTAGGAAATCGCATCTGCTGCCCTCCCGTAATCGTAAATCCGGTAAAAGCCCGAGGTGGAGTCCTTCTGATACGTCACCGTTTCCGGAATCTCTACCCCGCTCTGTGTGGCGTCCATAAACTGCAAGTATTCCGCGTGCAGCCTCCCTCGTGGCGCTTCTGGGTGTAGCCACACACTGAAGGATCGCCATTCTGTCTCAAAGGTCACGAGCACGCATTCCTTGCCGGTTCTGGTGACAACTGGCTTTTTGTCCATGCTCAACACCTTATCCGTCTGTATCTGTGTCGGATCTCGCTTCATGGCCTTAAACTCAATCCGCAACTTCTCGTTCGGGTCGATCAATTCCCCGCGACACTCCGCGCAATACTTCGCCGCAATATCGTTTTCAGACTCACAGTGCGGGCAAGGCTTAAACGTCCACCGCTGGCTGCATTGTGTATGCGTTCCTCCCCGCTTAATCATCCCTTTGCAGCGCCTGCCGTAATGCCCAGGCATTGGCCCATGGTCGGTTTCTACTCGGTTGCCCGCAAGATCCATAAAGTAGCCGTGCTTGTCCAGCTGCAAACCCTCTGGGTTCTTCCTTGCGCTGAACTTGTTGATTGCGCCGCAGGATTCGCACTCGGCATCAATGATAACCTTTTCGCCGTTCGTCATGTTGGCGCTGATCTCCGGGCTGAAAATATCGCCATCCGGGCAATGGCGCTCCAGGTTTTCGGCATAGTCCAGAATCAGCACATCACGCTTGCCTTCATGGACTCGAAGCCCGCGCCCTATGATCTGCTGCAATAGCGCCACGGATTCTGTAGCCCTCAATATGGCCACTACATCGACGTGGGTAAAGTCCACGCCCGTGGTCATGGTCTGCACCGACACTAGGTACTTGAACCGTTGCGCCTTGAAATCAGCAACCAATCGCTTGCGCTCCGCTTTGCCGGTATTGATCTTTCCGCCGATCATGCGGCTAAGCCCAGGCGGCAAGCTCGCCATAATCTCTTCGGCATGCTGGACTGTTGCGGCGAACAGCATTACGCCCTTTCGTCCGGCGGATTGCCGCACAACGTCTGCAACAACGGCGGCAGTCTTCCGGCCATGCCCGACAAAGGCTTGATCAACGCTTGCAGACTGCCACTTGCCGGAGTTGTTCATAACAAGCCCGCTGGTGTCGTACTGCTCTGTACCGATTTCACCTATGACCGGCGTGGACAGATAACCCTGATCAATGAGCAATCTTGCCGGGACGGTGTAAACCTTTTTCAGGAAGTACGGGTCTTTGGCGCAGTTATCGCCATTCAGGTTACCGTCTTCGTCCATTTGGTAGATGAACCCCTCCCCCAAGCGATATGGGGTGGCGCTCAAGCCTATAACGCGTAGATTCGGGTTGCCTTCCTGCATTAGCTCAATAATCATCTTGATGGTATTGGTGATCCCGTGGCACTCATCCACCACCACTGCGCAGAACTTTGCCCCCATGCTTCTGGCTACTTTCTTGAAGGTTCCAGGGGTCGCAAAAACGACAGGGTGGCGCAAACATCGGCCCCCGGCAGAGGCGCTGTAAACGCTTGCCGGGTCGCCAGTGGTCAGGTATTTCTCTCGGTTCTGCGTTACCAAGTCCGCATTGGGCGCAAGACACAAGACGTGCTTGCCGCTGATTCGGTGCAGCTCGGAAGCGAGGGCGGCAACGAGCCAGCTTTTACCCGATCCTGTTGCGGCATCTACCAAGCACGGGTCTACGCTTTTCCGCACCCACTCCATGACCGCATCGAAGGCGGCGCGCTGGTAGGGGCGGAGGTTGTTTAGGATCATGGCTGGCCACCTCCAGCCGGTGCTGTAAGGTTTCCGTTATTGTGCCTCGCTTCATGGCAAGACGAGCAAAGCGGGACGATGTCATTTACGGGGCATTCATCGCCCAATATCTCGTAATGCTTGTGATGTATATCGGTAGCGTAAGCCTTGCCGCAGTCAACACAGGTGGTGCCATGATGTTGATAGCATAATTGCCGCTTTGCCGACCATTCCGGGCTGGACATGTATGAGTCGTAAATTTCACGCCTTTCATGGTAAAAGCGCTTAAGGCTTTCTGTTTTAGCATTCCTGACAGCTTGCCTAGATTTAAAGCTGGCCTCGCACTTGATCCTTGACAAAAGGTTATAAATCTCATGATACCTTTTGCTAAATTCAGTATATTCTGGCAAATCGTCGACGTTGATTCCGCGATCTAGAACCTCTTTTATTGGAATCATTTTGAAGTGTTCGCCAGAATCGTAATCTTTATAGCCGACTCTCAGGTTTCCGTTTTTATCTACCTTCTTGAAAAGAATAGTGCCTTTAGGGATTTCGTATTCTCTATCGGCTCTCTCTTTTGCCACCTCTAGCGCCTGGCAAGCTATCTCATGTTCTGCGCGGTAGTCTCTGGCCATCACGACAACCTCCAATAACTGCTAGCCGCCTTCCGGTACGGCTCAAGATCCACACCTTTAAGCTCCGGCACTTTCTTGTAGTCAATCGCTCCCTTGCGCTCCACTTGCGTCAACTTCTTGCCACAGATTTCCGCGTCTTGCTCGTTTGCCAGCAGGATCAACGAGTCTAGAATTTCCTTTTTTCGCTGTGTGGCGCGGTCGATTGCCTCAACAAGCTCGTCGTATTCCTGGGTTAGCTTGGCCGCCATGTTGGAACTGATCACCTTGCGCTTCGGCTGCAAGTGGTCTGGGTTGTCAATCTCCGAAAGATAGCGTTCATGGAATCGCTTCAGCTCCGGAATGGCCCACTCCAAAAACAAATGGTCAACCTCCACTCGCTCCAACTTGGTGGCGTGCGGTGCCCACTGGTAGAAATGCGCCCACGTCCTGCCTGTGCAGGCCATCTCTATCTGCACTTGTGCCGCGTAATGCTGCTGCTCAGCTAACGCCTTAAACTCTCCGCCGTTGCGCTTTCCGTACGGACACTTAATTTCCGCCACACCATCAGTGCCAATCAGTCCATCCGGAGATGCGCCAAGCCAATCATGTTCTGGATGGACAAAGAAACCGCATTCCTCCACGATGTTGCCGGTTTCCATTTGGTACTCGGCAATGGCTCCATCTTCATGGAAAGTGCCGTGCTGAGTCGCAACATTGCCTTTAAACTCCCGCTCTGCGCCGTGGTATGCCCGCACCATTTCGCGGATCACGTCATCTGGCGTTTTGTATGGATTCAGGCCAAGGATTGCGCCCACATTGGAGCCGGTTACGCGGCCTTTGCGCTTCTCGAACCACTCGGTTGATCGTTGATTTTCCATTTTTTTCTCCGCATTGGGATTAGAAGGGCGGCGCTATGGCCGCCCGATTTCCGGTATTTTGGGTCGCCCCGGTCAGGCGTCAATTAAAAGGCACATCATCCTCAAATTCATCCTCAACCGGCGCAGGCGCAGGTTCGGGTTCAGGCTGCGCCACCGGCTCAACCGGCGTGCTACCCTTGCGCGGGCTAACCGCGGCCACCCAGTTGCCGTTGATCTTGGAGCCGTCCTCTTTCTCGATCTCCCAGACCATCAGCTTCAGCACCATCGGCTTATTGACGAGGGCGATTGTCAGGCTCTTATCCGTAGGCTCTTCGTTCGCCTTCATCAGCTTGCCACCCGCGTTCACGTCGATAGCCGCCAGCATGCGCCGCGCCTTTTCGGACTTCTTGGGGTCGCTGTCCAGTACTCGGATTTTCTGGAAAATCTTCCGCCCTTTGTATTCTTTCGGTGCGATGATTGACCAGCGCAGGCTGATATATCGGTCGCCTTCCCATTCGTCCCATTTTGCTTCGTCGGGCGCTGCCAGAACATCGGTGTTATCTGGAATTGGCTCTAGGTTTCCGCCGCCAGATTCAAAGGTGCCGTCTACTTTGTCGTCAAAGTTAAAAAAGCTCATGCTACTTCTCCTTTCAGGGTTTCTACATAACCAAACAATGGGTTTTCACCTTCTGCCACCACCAAGTCTTCAGTGATGCCGTAACGGTTCTTTGAGATGCACGCGGCGGTGGTGTATGTCACCAGTACTCGGGTGCCGTCTGAGATTGCCTTTTTCCGCTCTCCGTCGCCGGTCGTGAACGTTTCTAATTTCATGTACGCCACAAGGTCAACATCATCCACATACGGCGCAGTAGAGCGCTTGCCAAGCCGAAGATCGTATCGGGTGTACGGGTCTTGGTCAGGAAGCTCGATGGTAACGGTGTCCGCATGGGCAATGAAGACGACGTGGATGCCTTTGGCGTTCAGGAGTCCGGCAGCCTTGCGCACCCTTTGATGCATCGCGGCAACCGCTGCCAGCCCCGCGCCGTAACCGCCCAAAGCCTGGTTAATACTTTTCGGCTTCTTCGGGTCGCTTTCGACAACGTTCTGAATAAACATGCGCTCAAGTGCGGTAATGGAATCAACAACTACAGTTTTGTAGTCGTGATCTTCATTAATCAGTGCCGTCATCTGGTCCCATAGGTCTTTCGGGCCGGACAGAACCGGGAAAGCGTCAGGGCGCTGGTCAGCCGGAATCGACTGCATGCCATCTTCGGCACGGATAAAGACAGGATTCGGAAAGGTTGCTGCAAGTCGGGTTTTGCCTACGCCAGCGTCACCGGTAATGGTGCAGATAATCGGGCGATTTTCCGGCTTCTTAGCCAGAGAAAGGATGCTGCTCATATTGTGTCTCCACATTGGGTTTAAATCGCTGCGCCTTGTTGCAGCTCACAAACACTATAAAACCATAACGCCAAGGCGTCAAGTATTAACAGCGAAATATTTTTCCGTTGTTTTTCCTTTGCCGGAACTGACGGCCTCTTTCTTCAGATAACCGGCTTCGACGAGCTTTTCCGCCATCTTGTCTACGTCTTCCTTGCGGTATCTTCTGCACTTGTTGCGCAGCCTCCCGATGGTCTCCCCGTGGTCTCCGGTAACGTGGCTCATGATCATACTTGCCAGCGCGTCCTGCTTGTCCGTCGAGCTGTTGGCGTTCGCCAGCTTCATCTTTTCGTCTACGTCTCGCTTGACTAAGGCGTAAGCCCATCGCACATGCTCCGCCGTTCGCAGTCCGCCAGGTATGGCCAAGATCATAGACACCTTCGCCACCTGCTCATAGCCGCGCCTTGGGATAGCGGTTAGCCCCGTCTGGTTTTTGGCGTGCTCCGCCATCAGATAGAAGCCTTCTTCGGCTTCATCCAGTAGCATCTGGGCTTCCTTGGTGGTTGGGATTTCAACTCGGTCGCCAATACATTCCACTCTGTCGAATACTTGCGAATGCCCAGGCGCGTAGAGCTGTTGAAGCATGGCGGCAATATCATCTGGAACCGGCCCGCGCCTTACTTTTCCACGCGCTTTCGCTTTCGGGTTGTCTTCCCGCTCCCTGAAGATCAAGCTACGCCCCATAAACCCGTTGGTAGCCATATCGTGGTCCATCAGGTCGTTGAACCGCTCCGGCGTGGTTAGGCCAAAAATATTAAGGTATGGCCGCTCTATGCCGCTGTCGATGCTGTCCAGTTGTTTGGTCAGGGACTTCAGCCGCATTTCATCTTCAGCGGTGGCGGTGTTTTCCTCCATGCGCTTATTGATCCTTGCGCTTTCCTTCAGCAAAGACTCCTTGATTTCTTCCTTCAGGTCGCCCGTCACCATGGCATGGCTGTTTGCTTTGGAGTAAAGCGACATCAGCGTGCCGATAATACCTTCAAGGTATGCGGCGGTTCCCTTCGCCCTTGCGTTCGCTACCTTGGACAACTCTTCACCCAGCTCGTCGATGCTGTAGAAAGATGCTTGGTGGCGAGTCAGGTTTCGGTAAATCTCCTGCTCAGACTTGAACTTCCCGTGAGTGGCGGCGGCAATCCCGGCAGCCCTTGCCAGTTCGCCGTAACTTTTCAGTATGGATTCCTTGCCTGTGGCGGAACCGGAGACGCCAAACAAAAACAGGTTGGGAGTGATGTCATCCAGCGGGTCTACGTAGCGCATACCGGCAGCGCTTGAAACCGTCATCAATGCAGCGGCAACGGCAAGATATTCCCTCGGGTGCCGCTGACGCTCGTTAATCCATGCGGTGATTCGGCCCACAAAACCTGGCGGCCTCAATAGGTCAACCGTCGCATCCGTCAGCCCTGCCGGGACTTCCGGCGCGTCAAAATGCACATCACTAGTAAACTCAACCGGGGCGACCCAGCCCGCTTCCTCCGCGTAATGCATCAGCGTCCCGATGGTTACGGGATCTGCGCACTTCCCGAAGCTGTGCCAGCGGTTTTCAATTCTACTCTTTCCGCTCTTCCCGAACCTTTCGGACTGTTGCGCCCACTCTAGCCAAATATCAAACGCCTCTGGTATTCCGCCCGTTGCCTGGTGCAGACCCATTCCGATCCTGATGTACGTTTCATGGCCCGTGCTGGCGTCGTTAGGGATCGCCATCACCATCCCGCGTAGTTCAGCGGTGGAGAAATCAACAGCAGTGCCGTTAATTGTGGACCTGTGCCGTTCTGGTTTTCTCAGCGCTTGCAGAAGCGACTCAGGAGCCTCGCCAATGTCGTCAGGCTCACCCACCACCAGCTCGTACCGGTTCCCGCTTGCGTGAAGGCTTCCGGGGCCAACCACAAAGCCCGTAGACTTGAAGTCTATGCCGGGGTATTCCTTGAGCGATTGCACCAGCGCCGACTGCTCCGGCAACCGAAAGTAAAGATGCTTTGACTCCCCACCGCTACCGGTTCTGACAATCATCCCGGCCTTTGCAACCTCCGGCATATTCTCCAGCAGGCGATAATAGCTCTCCGCGCCGCCGTTTCTTTCATCCACGTCCACCACTAGGAGTTGGTGCATCAAAACGCCGTAGCCGGTGGCGAACTGGTCCATTTCCTCCATGGTGTCTAGCTGCTCATCTGACCACAGTGGCGAGTGCTGCCAGTTGGACGCTAGCGGGTGCTTACCGGCAACAGGACACTGCGGATCTCCACACGTGCACGCGCCGTTTTCTATAGGCCATAACGCAAATATCGGTATTCCGGCCTCTACGAACTCTCTGTATATCACTGGCGAGCCTCCAAGTAGTCAGATAGCGCCTTGATAGCCTTATAGGTAGGGTTTGCGTTCGGGTCGTCTCTGATCGCTCTAACCGTGTTGAAGTGCAGGCCGGTTTCTTTGGCTACCAGCCCAGGGCGGCGGTCTTGAAGTTGGCGGCGTATTTGTTCCAGTGTCATCATTTTCCTGCTCTCCTTTTGGCGTTAAATAGTCACAACAAGATACACCACCTTAAGGGGTTGCGCAACAGTGCGTTTTGGCGTTATATTGGTCTCAAGCCAGTAGTGGCGCGCTTTTCAGCGAATCGCTTAGTCGCTTAGTTAACGCTTAGTAAGCCCTACGTTAAGCGTTAATCCTTTCAGAATCAAACAGTTAACCATCGCTTAGTCGCTTAGTAAGAACCTAAAGACAATTTTTAGGGGGACGGGATTATTTTGTCTTTAACTAAGCGTACTATCCGACTATCCCTTATTATAATATCTTTAATAACAATTAGTTAGAAAGAATAACGCTTAGTAAATTGCCCACTATCCGTTAACTAAGCGATAACGCCCTGTCAGGGTGTCACCACAAAATCACCCTAAGAAACCCCAACACAACAATCATTCTCATTTGGGCGGGTGGTTATAAAAACGCATGACCATATGCGAAAACGGTATTTCACAGGAGTTGGTAGGGTTGGTACATTGGAACCATAGACAAACACAACGGCCACAGTCCAAAGGGGAATAGACATGAGCAACGCAGCCGAAATGAACAAGATTGCAGAAGCCGCCAAAAAACAGAGCAACAACGTAAAGCTGATCGATGGCCATGCTGAGGGTGAAATCAAAGGCCACAAAGTTAAGTGCATCGCGGTTCCGGTTCGCACTAACGGCCGCTGCCTGACACAGATGACCTGGTACGTTGATGGCACTCGCACCAGCAAAGCCAAAGTGGCCGCCCTGTGATGGGCGGCTTTATCATTTGCGAGTTTTGCGGGTACAAGTTTGATGAGTCTTGTGGCATATATGGCTGCCCTAACTGCAACGGACAAGGCTAGAACAATAAGTTATTGGCAACCCCACCCCAACCTATGGCGTAATGGTGGGGTGAATTTAGGAGGGAGTGAGATGAAGAATTTGTATATCTTTAGCGGCGATTGCGTTATGGGCTTGGTTGGCGAGCCTACCGGATTTAAGGACGCGGCAGAAAAAGACCTGATGATTGGCGACATTGTTCAGGTGTGGCGAGGTGAATACATCGGTACAGATAACGAAGAGTGGAACACGTCAGGCGGTTTGACTGCCATCGTTGACGGCAGCTTTCAGTCATTTTCCGACGGATCTGTCACTAGAGAGCCACCATTTCAGCCGTTTTGCATGGGCATCAAAGATTGCGGCTTTGATCATGAAAGCTGGCATATCCACAAAGTGAAGGACGCTGCTGACTGCATTGACGGAGAGTATTGGCGGGATTTTGGGTTCAGGTACGGTTACAGCGAGGCCGCCGACGCCCTACTAAACCAACTACAAGCAACGGAGGATGGGGAGTGATGGAAATAGCAAGAGTTCAGGATTTTGATTCTGGCGACGTTCAATGCGTGCGTTGCGGAAAACAGCTGCATCTTTACTTAAACGGCGGAGAGTTGGACTCAAAGGAGTGCTGCGGTTTGATGTATGCGACAGAGTATACAGGTGTGGATTTAGTCATATCCGAGATTGAGAGTGGCCAGGCAACGGAGGGAGAGGGATGAGTAAGCATACGGCGTTGCCTTGGACTATACCGGCACAACGAGATCCGCAAGCCGTGGAGATCGACGCGCCCATGGGCGACGAGGACATCGGGTACGTCCGCTGGAACGGGTTTATCGTTTGCTACGGATGCGACGATGATCCCGGTATCGGGGCGCAGAAGGCGCGGGCGAATGCTGAGTTTGTTGTTCAGGCCGCTACGTACCACGCCAAACTGGTGGAGGCTTTGCGGGAGTGCTCAGACGAGCTTGCTGAAGCAATTGAGGTTAAGTATTACGGCATTCTGGGCTATCCAAGCACAGACCGAGACTACATGGCGGATATGGCAGTAGTCGAAAACGCCCGCACCCTCCTAGCCCAACTAGACGGAGAATCGTAATGAGTGAGATTGATTGGAGTAAAGCGCCGGAGTGGGACGGAAAAGGCGCAAGACCGGAATCTGGTCAGATTTGCGAGATGGAAACTGATACTTCCGACTGGCAGACGGTTCTGATTAAGTACATATCTCATGACGGGGTTGTTGCTGAAATCATGAATGGAATGGAGGCTTTTATATCTTGCGCAAGAAAGCCAAAATTCCGACCCATCCGAACGTTGGCAGAGCTGGAGCGGAACAAGAATAGAGAGCGAATCTACGACGAGGTAGCATCGGTTACGAATCAGCTTTCTGAGCGCGCGATTCTTGAGATCGCCGACGGAATCCTCTCAAAATACAACCTGACGGAGAAGTGAGATGGATATGATAACTATTGGTACGTGCTCACAGTGCGGAGGCGCAGTACAGACTCCAAGGTATTGGGCCAGCGTAGAGCCTGCGCCAATGACCTGCTCTCACTGTGGTGCAACGGCTGCGAATCACGGCCCTGTCATTGATATGGTTCCACGTCGGCAGATCCCGACCACGGAAACGATGTTTATCGCCCCTGGTCTTGTTAAATACAAAGCGAAAGGCATGACTCAACTTGATCCTGATGCGGCTCAGATTATCGCTGACAATCTTTGGGATCTTTACAAGGAGAGCTAACCATGACCACCACAACTTGGCACGCCAAAAACCACCACCTAATTGCCACTCGTGGTATTGCCAGCGTGTCGGTTGAGGTTCCGATAGACGGCTATTTTACCGATGCACGCGAATGGCTAAGGTGGTTTCGAGCCTGCATCCTAAGGGCCGAGGCCAAGCTTGGCGATGTTGTGGAGGTGCCTGATGAACTGGCCTAAGCACAAAGACGCGCCGTACTGGGTTGCCGCCATAGTCGTACTGGCCTTGGCGGTTTGGGGGAGCAATGCGAGGGCTGAGACGAACATCTACGCCGGAGCCTGGAGCAAGCACCTGATCACGGACGGAGAGTATACTAGCAGCCATGATCTGTTCGCCGTTGAGCATAAGCGCATCTTTGCTGCACGGTTCCGCAATAGCTTCGGCAGGGAGTCTTATGCGCTTGGAAGAACGTGGACGTGGTCTAAAGGTAATCTTGAGGCAAAAGTAGTTGTCGGCGCAGTAAGAGGTTATCGGGGCTGGTATGGTGACTATCAAGATAAAACAGAGATTTTACCGATCATCGTTCCGATGCTTAGTTACACAAGGCACAAAGTTGAGCCAACCGTCCTTTTGATGGGCGAGGCCATCGCATTCTCATTCCGCATTGAGTTATAATTAAGATGCGCCTAGGGTAGCTCCCGAACGTTGGAACACCGACCAACTGGCGCATCTCCTTTCAATCGGTGATGACTACACGGTGATAGTTATGTTTGACAGAAAAGAGCTGTTAGAGAATTTTACTCATTGCCCTGACTCTGGTCTGATATTTTGGAGGCCGAGGGATAGATCATACTTCAAGACGGAAAAGGGCTATCTCGGCTGGAATAAAAAATGGGCTGGCAGAGCGGCCTTCAATACTCCTATAACCATCGGTTATTTAATGGGGTCATTTAATGGTAAAAAAGATTATGCGCACAGGGTTATCTTTCTCATGGAACATGGCTATCTACCGGATGAAGTGGATCACATAAATGGCAACAAGAAAGACAATCGAATATGCAATCTAAGGCCGGTAAGCAGAATAGAAAATGCGCACAATCTTGGACGCTCAAAGAAAAACAAAACCGGAACAACTGGCGTTTTTAAGATAAAAAGAACAGGGCATTACACGGCTGAAATATGCGTGAACTGGGAAAGAATCTACTTGGGATATTTTAGGACTATGCAAGAAGCTGTTGCAGCAAGAAAGGAAGCTGAGATTAGATATGGCTACCATGCAAATCATGGGAAAATGCCAGCAAGAAGGTAGCCCTTGCGTTCTCCGTGAGGTTTGAGCTATAGTCACCCATGACAATTGCATGTCCACGCCGTGAGGCGTTATGTAGTACGCACCCCGTTACGCGGTTAAGTAGCGGGCACTAGTCTGGGCTCTGGCCCCAATCCAATAAGTCCTAGCCGTTAGGGGAGAAGGGCAACGGACAGAGCCTAGACTAGTGTGGTGAACAGGCGGAATAGCCGGATAAACACCGTTACCGGCCACCACACTACCAATCCCACACCGCAGGCAGGCCGGTATAGTCTCCTATCTCTCCTTGCCCGCTACCAAAGCGGGCTTTTTTTGTCCGCGCTCCGTGATATACTGACAACACCACAAACTAACCGTTGTCAATATCATGAGCTACGACGTAAAACTAACCGAAAAAGAATCCGAGTTCTGCCGACTCTTGGTATATGACCGACTCCCTCAGTACAAAGCGTATATGGAGGCGTTCGAGGCTAATAAGAGTACAGCGCCTGCCGAGGCTAGTCATCTTGTGCGGAAGGATCGCATCAAGGCTGAGATCCAGCGGTTGCGGGATATGAAAAGCCAGGATGCGGAGTGGGAGTTTGACGACTCCGTAAACGGCATCAAAGAGATTATCAGGAATCCCGAGAATCAGACGGTTGCTCTGAATGCGTATAAGGAGCTGAACAAGATGTTTGGCTTTGAAAAGACCACCATTAACCATATCTCCGAAGATGGCAGTATGACACCAAAAGCTGTAGACCCGGACTTAGTAAAAGCGCTTGCGGATAAGCTGACCGACTGATGGCAGTAAAGGCGATTGAATGGGAAAATATGAGCGCCAAGGAGCAACTGGCGCTCGCAGCGGCGGGCGAAACTAGCCCGCTTGCCTTTACCGCTTTGTGGTTCAATGTTACTCAAGGCGATAGCTTTCGCACGAACTGGCATCACCATTACTTCAACTGGGCAGCCGAGAAAATGCTGTCCGGTGAGTCTCAGAATACTATTATCAACATCCCCCCTGGCGGCACAAAAACAGAGTTCTGGTCTGTCCACTTACCAGTGTATGCCATGGTTAAATTTCCCCGCGTTCGAATCCTGAACACCAGTTATTCGAAAGATCTTGTTAACGAAAATAGCGAACGATCAAGGGCGCTTGTTAAGTCATCGGAGTTCCAGCAGTTTTACCCGCTACGAATTGGCAAGGATAAGGTTGACGACTGGACGGTTGAGCGCGAAGGCAAGCGAGTACACCAGCTTTTTAGTCGTCCCTCTGGCGGCCAAATTACAGGCGTCCGTGGCGGCTACATGGGCGATGGCTATACAGGCCATATTCAGGCAGACGACTGGGATAAGATTGACGACCTTTTTAGCGAGGCCAAGCGAAAGAAGTCGCATACCCGTCTGGTAAACACGCTCCGTAGCCGAAAAGCTCACAGCGGAACGCCATTCCTTGCAGTTCAGCAGCGCGGGCACATAGATGACTCTACCGCCTTCTTGCTCGCTGGCGGCATGGGCCTGTCAATTGATTTGCATATCAAGATACCGGCGCTGATTGATCAGGAATACATTGACTCCTTGCCAGAAGGCATTAGAGAGCGCTGCATCAGAGATGTGTGCGAGTCAAAGCAGGTAGATGGCAAATGGTCATATTGGCCAGCTAAGGAGTCAATTGATGATCTGGTGGCTTTGAGACAGGCTCATCCGTATACATTCGCCAGCCAATACATGCAAGATCCTGAAACGCTAGATGGCGGAATATTTAGCGCTGATGACTTCCTTTACTATGGCGACGTGAATAGCGGGGCCGATATCCCAGAACCTGAAAAATACGAATATCGGATCATTACGGTTGATACGGCGCAGAAAACCAACGAGTGGAATGACTGGACGGTTTTTGCTGAATGGGGGATCTATTGCGGAAAAATATATCGGATGGCGTACAAGCGGAAGCGCATGGAAGCAAAGGAGCTTCGCAAAGAATTTGAAAGATTTGTTAAGGAGTCTTGGGGTAGAAACGCAGACAAAGGCGTTCTGCGCAAGGTTCTTGTAGAAGACAAGTCAAGCGGAACTGGCTTGATACAAGAGGTTCAAGGGCGATTACCGATTTCTGTTACGCCAGTCCCAAGACAGAAGGATAAGCTAACCCGTGGAATGGACGTTCAATCGCCCCATGCTGAGAGGCGGGTTGCATTGCCTTATGGTGACAATGATAACTATGAGCTTGTGGCAGAGGTTGCAAGCTTTACTCATGACGACAGCCACAAGCATGACGATCAGACTGACGTTATGATTGACGCTCTAGAGTATGTCTTTATTACCCCGCCAATTCCAACCGTCAAGATTAAAATGAACTGACTTTGCCCATATAGCAAAACCTGCTATCATACTGAAAACACATAACGGTGCGGAATATGCCGGTTAATACGAATCACCCAGACTATACCGAGTTTGAGCCAATCTGGAAGCGAACAACTGTCGTTTCTAAGGGTACGCATTGGGTGAAGAAGGAAAAAGACCTGCTGCCCGCCGAGTTTGCCGACGAGTTCCCGGAGCGTTATGCTCGTTACAAAGAGCGCGCCTATGTTCAGGGCGTCACTGGCCGTACCAGAGATAGCTTGGTTGGCATGGTATTCCGTCGCCCGCCTACGGTTAATGTTCCGGCTCAAATGGAGCCATGGCTAGAGAATATCGACGGCGCAGGTCAATCGCTTGAGCAAGTGGCAAAAGCGATGATGAAGCGGTTGCTTGAGACTGGCCGTTATGCGCTTCTGGTTGACGCGCCCCAGATGCCGGAGAACGCCAGCGCTGAAGAAGAGCAGGCCATGGATCTTCGACCAACACTTGCCGCTTACCCTGCGCCAAATCTGATTAACTGGCGATTTGAGGGCGTCAAGGGAAAGCAAAAGCTGACTATGGCTGTGCTGGTTGAGCTGATCGACAAGCGCGCTGACGAGTTTGGCCACGATAAAGACGTTGTTTATCGTGTTCTGCGACTGCGTGATGGCGTTTACACTCAACAGCTCTACAACATTGACGCCAGCGCCAGATCAGAAGAATGGACGCCCAGAACAGCCGGGCGCCAGACACTTGATTATATCCCGTTGCAGATCGTTGGTGCGGAAAATAACCTCCCAGATGTAGATATGCCGCCGCTTTACAATCTGGCGGAAATCGAAATCGCCCAATACCGAAACATTGCCGACCTCGAAGAGGCAGGATTCGTCATTGCTCAGCCAATGTTGCATATTGATATTGGCGACACGGACGCTAAAACGTGGAACGAACAAAACCCTAACGGAGTATCATTTGGTTCGCGCCACGGGATTACCACCGTCAAGGGCCGCGCCGAAATCATGCAGGCTCAGTCTGACAACTTGAGCATGACGCTGGTTGATAGCAAAACTGCCCAGATGGCCCAGATGGGCGCATCTCTGGTGCAGCGGGGCGGACAGACTGAGACGGCAGAGGCCGCACGGATTAACGCAAGTGCTGAGGCTTCCGTGCTGGAGACGGTTGTGGGTAATGCCAGCGAAGGCATTGAAGCGAGCCTTGAGACCATGGCGCGGTTTGCCGGTATTGAGCCTGGCACAATCGAGTATCAGCTTAACTCCAGTTTCTGGGAGTCTGGCCTTGACCCGCAAGCCTTGACCGCAATCATGGCGGCACGGCAAGGTAATGCGCTGGCAACCCGAGACGTTATCCACATGATCAAGACTGGCCGTATCGAACTGGAAGAAGATAGAACGCCAGAAGATATAGCCGCAGACGTAGCAAATGAAATGTTTGACGAACCGTTCAGCAGTGCTGGACTTAACCAAGACGGTCAGTGACCGGGAGTGAACCATGAGCGAAGCAGAAAAAGCGCAAGTCGAAGAACAGGAAGCCGTAACCGAAGAAAGCGAGACCGAAGCCACGGAAGAGAACACCGAGGTAGCGGAACTGCGGGCAGAACTTGAGCGTTACAAGGCCAAGCAAGCGGAAGCCGAAAAGCATCGCAAAGAGGCAGAACGCAAAGCCAAAGAGGTGGAGCGCGAACGCCAGGAAGCGGAACGCAAGAAGGCAGAGGAAGAGGGCAACCATCAGAAGCTTTGGGAAACCGAGAAAGAGCGTGCTGATAGGCTTGAAGCTGAACTGCAAGAACGCATGAAAGAGATTGAGGAGCGGGACGAAAGGGCGCGGGAAATGACTCGCGACACCGAAACCGTTAACCTTGTCTCCGAGTTGACTTCCGACGCCAAGCGCCAAAAGGCACTGAAAAAGCTGGTACGTGATCATGTGCAAGTCTCCGATGACGGCACTCAGTACCAAGTAGACGGCGTTACCATAGACAAGTCACGGTTTGTCAAGTA